GGGGACGGGGAGGGGGCGTGAGGTTAGGCGTCAAACGCGGGCGGCTTGCCTGAATGCGTCGGCCATGAAGTGGCTGTATGATCATTGAGCAACTCTTTGTGGTTTGCCATGGCCGTGAGCATGGCGAGGGTAAGCTGTCCGCCCTCCCGATTAAACAGGCGCAACGCCCGGCAAAGCTGTTTAGCGGCCATGATGGCGTCCTCTATTGGCATCTTGCAGGCCAAGTGAAATTCTCGATAAACCTCGTCGACGATATGCGCAGCACCCCATACTACGTGATACGGTGCTTTGGGTTGGTTCTCAGTCTGCGGCCAGAACGAAACGCCGCAAATCTTGATCTGGTCTTCACGGCTGGGCGGGGCGATCTCGGCGGGTTCTGTCGGTTGATCGTTTCCCCCATGATCGGAATTGGCGGAGGGTATCGGCGCGCGATGCAAAGCATTCCAGACCTTGGCGGACTCTACTTCGCGCTGGGGCATGTTGGTTCTCGGAATATGCTTGATCGCCTCGCCAACTTGATAAAGTTCCTCGGCATCGTTGAGCATCTTCATAAAAATCTTGCCCGGTTTCTCTGGAACGAATTCCCATACGTTGGCGAATTTGATGGGCAATTCAAAATGGATCATGCGGGCGTTGAGGACTGATTTATAATCGCCATCAATATTCATTTGATTGGTTTTATCTTTAAATTTGGCGTCAATTACCTTGATCAGTTCTCGTACAGTTTTGATCTGTTTAGCGTCCGCCATTTTTTTCAAAATGCGTATCGCCATTCTTGTTCCAAGAGTCCGGCTCTTAGGATAAAACCGATGGAGGGTTTCGATTTCTTTAGCGGTTAGGTAATCGTGTAATGGGCTTTTACGATTGGACCCTTGTTCTCGGTCTTCTTCGTCTTTTTCAGAAGCCTGTTCCACCTCGATTTCCGGGCTATTCTCGGTGATTTCAACGGTTTCGGGTTCCGACTGCTCTACTGCGGGCGTTGTCACATGATGTGACGACGCCACTGCCTCGATTTCTGGCTCCTGAATGGGTTCCTCCATCCCGTCATCCTCTTCCCCCTGCTCTTCCTTAAACCAACTGCGGAGGGCACGCGGATTGTTGAGGGTCGGCCACATCTCTGCGCAAAACTCCCGATGGCGCGGCGCCAGTTCGGCCCACCACACCGCCGCCCCGCGCTCGTTTCTAGCCATATCCCGAAACACCAGGCGCGCTTCCCGGCCAAAATCCTGATTGGCGGGATACTGCTTGCGCAGGTCGATCAGGTATTCCCCCACCACTAGCCAATCCTCGCGCAACCGCTTGGACTGGGTATTGATGCGGGTCCACGCTTCTTGCGCGATGCGCCGGCGCTGGTCTTGCATTTCAATCACGTTGCTCATTGCGATTCCCCATGGGAAAAGGGCCGGTCTCCCGGCCCTGATTACTGGTAAAAGTTAAGCGGCGGCTTTCAGTTCAATCGGCGGGCGATTGGTAGGCAGGGTCTCCTTGACCGGATTCCACTTGACCCGCGCGACCGACTTACCCTCAGTCCACAAGGCCGCTCCCTTCAACGCCAGCGCCATCTTCTCCTTCTTGTTCAGGCGATCTTTGCTGTTGTCGGAAAATTTGGCCTTGACGAACTGCCGCGACAGGTCAACGGTCGGTGACTCAGGGTAGGTAGCGACGCCCTGTTGGATGCTGGAGATAAACCCGACCACGTGGAACACCGGATAGCCGCCCATGATCATCAACTGGGACAGCAGCGCCGCCTCGCCCTCGCCCAGACACGCATCGGAAACGTTTTTCAACGATTCGCGCCCGATCCGTACCGCTTCGGACAGGCGATGATCGTTGTCGATCACGAAGCGTTCGATCTGTGGGTCCGTAAAGCGCGGCTTCTTGCCGGATTCCAACTCGGAGGCGTATTCCATCGCGCCTTTAGCGACTGCCGCCTTAACCTTGGCATCCTCATACCCCATCATCTGCAACGCTTCTCCCGCTGTCCGGCGAACGGTGCGGTCAATGGCGTCAATGGCGTCCTTGGTAAAGTTGGGATAAATGGAGAAGGGCAGTTCCAGCCCGGCCAGCGCCAGGGCCGCCATGCGATGCTGCCCGTCGGCCAACGTATGATCGGAGTAGAACGCAATCCCCTGGTGGTGAACCTTCCATTCACCGCGCTTCATAGCGTCCTGGTAGTCGTAAACGCGAGAGGGGGTCAACTGGCGATTGATGCGGTTGTGCTTCTCGAAGATCAGCGCCGCAACGATTGGGCGAATAACTTCGACCCGCATGTTCTGATTGGCGACCAGCTTCTCAGTATCAACCAGATCGGCAGGCTGAGCTTTCTGCACCAGGCCGCTAATGACATCCTTGATCGCATCGTCCAGGCGGCTGGTTTTGGGAAGAGAAACAACGAGGTTTTCAGCCATAAATAACTGCTCCAACTTACTAAGGGGAACATCCCCAAAAAGACCGATACGAGCAATGCTCTACGATCCGGCTTAGGTACGGTCTTACGACCGCACGATGAATATACAAGCCAACTTGCATATTATCAATACCTCTTGCGCAAATAGACGCAAACCAACGCGCGCCCTCACATCTGATGAATCAGACTACTAAAGCAAGCTTTAGTGTCAAGCAAGGGGGATTGCACCCCGGCAAGCCAGCTTATATGCTGATTAGTTATGAACACGATCAAACGCGCGATTGAAATTTGCGGCGGCGCCAAGGCGCTCGCCGACCAGGTGGGGGTGAGCCAGCAGGCGGTGCATTTGTGGAAAGCTGGCTCGACGCAACTGTTAGCCCGCCATGCGGTAGCCATCGAACGGGCGACCCATGGCCAGGTCACGGCCCATGAAATTGGTACGGAATGCGCCGGATTGGTTGAGCGAGCGGCGTGACTGTGGGCGATCTCGCTGACTTTTATCGGCGCGCCCTGCGCCGGCGCCTGCACCGCCTGATTGTCGCGGACATCACCCGCGACGTGCTGCGCCGCCGCCGACTGGGTTGGCGCTCATGAACCGCATAGCCTTCATCAGTAACGGGCGCTGGTTTTCCGTGCCTGGGCGCACCTTGCCCGAATGGTTGAGTCGCCGCCGTGCGGGTTTGTGACTGTCATCCCTGACAGCCCCAAATCCGCATGAGACTCAACCAGCAGACTTTCTAATCAGAGAGTAGACGATGCAACGTGAAGCGAAAGCGAGACACCTTGAGATGCTTCATCAGTCTCAAGCCCTGTCGTCAAAAGCGATGCTGCGCGACGTGGTGAATGCGCGAACGCTGCGACTGAACGACCGTTGCACTCCCTGCGAGATGACCGTTACCGATTTTCGAGAGGGTGTAAACCCATGAATTCCGTTTTTGTCTTGAGCAACACGAAGAAGCCCTTGATGCCCTGCCGACCAGCGCGGGCGCGCAAGTTGTTGACGGCGGGCAAAGCCGCCGTCTATCGGTTGCATCCGTTCACCATCATTCTGAAAGACCGGGCCGATGGCGACATACAGCCGGTTGAAGTCAAAATTGATCCGGGCAGCAAAACGACCGGCATCGCCCTGGTCGGCCACTTCGAGCAGCAGGGCGCGGTGGTACTGTTCGGCTCGAACTTGAATCATCGCGGACAGGCGATCAAGAACAGCCTTGAATCTCGCCGCTCATTACGCCGAGGACGGCGCGGGCGCAAGACTCGCTATCGGCCAGCCCGGTTTTTGAACCGCACGCGCACTACCGGCTGGCTACCGCCGTCCATTGAATCGCGGGTGGTCAATACCGAGTCCGTCATTCGCAAGTTGGCGGCGCGTTGCCCCATCACCGAGGCGACGGTTGAACTGGTCAAGTTCGACATGCAGGCGATGGTCAACCCGGAAGTCAGCGGAACCGAGTATCAGCAGGGCGAATTGGCCGGCTACGAAGTTCGGGAATATCTGCTCGAAAAATGGCATCGCACCTGTGCCTATTGTGGTAAGAAGGACGTGCCGTTGCAGGTCGAGCATATCCAGCCCAAAGCGGCGGGTGGGAGCAACCGGATATCCAATCTGGCTCTGGCTTGTCACCCCTGCAATCAGCGCAAGAGCAGTCGCCCGATTGATGAATTTCTCAAAGACAAGCCGGAGATACTCCGCAAGATCAAGGCGCAAGCCAAAGCGCCGCTGAAAGACGCGGCGGCGGTGAATGCCAGCCGATGGGCATTGGTCAATCGCCTGAAAGCGTGGCTACCCGTCACCACCGGAAGCGGCGGGCGCACCAAGTTCAACCGGACTCGGCAAGGCTACGCAAAAGACCACTGGATTGACGCCGTATGCGTGGCGGAATCGGGCGAGATGGTTTCGATTCGAGACGGCATGAAGCCGCTGGTTATCACCGCCAAGGGGCGCGGAACGCATCAAGTAGTGCGCACCGACCGGTTCGGATTTCCACGCGGTAATGCCGGGCGCATCAAACGAGTCCATGGGTTTTCAACCGGGGACATCGTGAAACTCCACATGCCGAAAGGCAAATATGCCGGAAGTTATGTTGCCCGGCTCACCGGAATTCGCGCCACGGGAACGCTGGACATCAAAACCGCAGCGGGAACCGTAGGGGCCAGCTACAAACACTTCACCCTGATTCAGCGCAACGATGGATTCGACTATGCAACAGCGTAACGAAAAAGACGGCGGCGACGGCTTTTTAAGAACGGCGGGACGGGCCGCTCCGGGTGGACGCGCATCGCCGGATGGCTGGCGCGTCCCGTGCCCTACGCAATCCCTTCTTCGACCCGCCGGGTCGTTCGTCATCCATGACTCACTTCGCGGATTCCAAGGAACCGGATGTTCGGTATTAAGAGCGTCAAGGACCTGGACGGTGATCCAGAACGCTCGCTGCTCTATGCACTGGCGAATGTGCGCGCCGCCAAGGCGATTCGCAATGGCGTGGCGGGCCTGATGCTGCGCGCCGAAATCCGCCAAGCCACCTATGCCGAATTCGAGAAGGCGAAAACGCTATGAACGATTTGATTCAGCTTCCCACCGTCGAACAAATCAACCTTGAACACCGGCTGGCGAATAGCAAGGCCAGCGAAGCCGTTCAACACGCCACGAATTGCGGGCTGATGTTGTTGCAGGTCAAGGCTAGCCTGAATCATGGCGAGTGGTTGCCGTGGTTGAAACAGCAGCAGGAATCAGGGGCGATTGGGTTTTCACAACCAACAGCCAGCAAATACATGAAACTCGCGGCAAATTATAACCGCGATTTTAATTTGACTGTCGCCCCCTCTATCCGCGCCGCCCTCGAACTGCTGTCCGATAAGGAGCCAGAAGCCGAGCAAGGCACGCTGCTTGACGTGGAGGCGGAACGACAGGCACGCGAAGCGGCGGAAGCCAAGGCGGAAGCCGAGCGCCAGGCCCGCGAGTTTGCCGAGCAACAGCTTGGCGTCGAGACTCAACGCGCCGGCGAATGGAAAGAGGAATCCAACGAACAGCGCAAGAAGGTGCGGGAACTCGAAGAGAAAATCGACCTGCTCACGATCCGCGACCGCATGATGCAAGATCGGCTTGAGCAGGCCACTCAGGAAATCAACCATCTTGCGACCGTCGTCCCCGAACCGGAAAAGGTCATCGTGGTCCCGGATGACTACGAGCACCTCAAGCAAACCGAGCGGGATTTACGCAGTGATCTGGCGGAACTGAAGCAACAGCAGCGCGAATTGGTTCAGCAACAAGTCGTCGCCAAGCTGAAAGAGCGTGAATCAGAACTGGCTGAAATAGACCGCAAGGTGCGGCAATCCGAAACGCTGTTGTCTGGATTGCAAACCCAGATTGATCGCTACTCCATGCAACAGCGGGAATTGAAGGTGCATTTGGACACCATTGAAAACGCCCGTGTGTCCATGGCGTTGCTGGCAGCCAATCTGGAAGGATTCGGCGAGGTTATTGACCGCGACCACGAACTCCGGCAATGGCACGCGCTGGCCGATATGTTGCGGCAGGGCGCGGCGGCGATTGAGCATTTCGTCGGCGATACCAAGCCCGCCCTTTCGGTGATTCGCGGGGAAGCCGCATGACCACCTGGCGCTATTTCCGCGTTCGCCCTGGCGCCGCGCATCTGTGGGCGCCGATCTCGGGGCGGCTGTGGCAGACCGCCTGCGGGCGGTTGTTCGCGCGGGATTTAAACGAAACGACCGTACCGCTGACCGTGGACAACCTGAAGATTCGCAAATGCCGGGTGTGTGTCCAACAAGAGCAACGCCGAAAGGAGGCGCGATGACTGCCTGTTTCCTGTGCTGTCACTACCGCCGCGCCCAGAAGGGGCCGAGCTTCTGGGAAGTGGATTGCGCGTTATCTCAATCCTGTTTCCCACACGCCCTGGACTGCGCGTTCTACCAGCCGCCGCCGCTGCCGGAAACGAACGCGGAAACCGGGCTGGGCTACGTCTGGGATGGCGAGTTTGAGGGTGAGGCATGATCAAGCTCTACACGATGGAAGTGATCGGCGTGGACAGCGACGACGACGACCGCACGCTGTTCACGCTGCGCGCGTTTGACCGCGGCATGGCCAAATTGACGATGGATGCCTTGGTGGCGCTTAGCGACATCGGGCCGCTGTGCGAATGTATTCAACAGGCCATGGACCGGCTGGAACTGGAGACTGAGTAATGGCGGGTAAACCGGGCGCGGTGAAAACTCCCTGGCAGGACTGGGAGATGGAGGCGCTCAAAGCGGCGTG